TCAATGATCCTTTAATGCAGACTATTGACATATATGATTGCTATACTCGTAATGCTGCTGGTTTCTCTAATGTACTTCAAGACTTATGGTTTGGATCTAAGACTCCAAAATGGCGATGGCAGAATGAAGAACGCCGTGCACTTAACAAATCAAATGATTCTATTCAATGGAATTTAAAAACCTGGTTATATGTATTCTTATGTCATAGGATTATGGGATCAGGTGCGTCATTCGAAAATGATCATGGATATCGTAATAATGTAATACAATTCTGGGGTAGATTTGAAACTATTGATGAGATGGCAAACGATCTTGTATTCAATAAAAAGCAAGGGAAGTCAATGTTCACATCCATTGGCAACCAACCACCTGCGCCAAAAAAAGGTACATCTAATGTAGATTTTATGACGCGTGAATTACCAACTTTGATAAATAATTTTACAGAATGGTTACAAAAGGAAACCCGTGGTCATAAAGATATTGTTGATTATCTTAATGGCTATAACAAAGAAGTAGGCCACCGAAAATTTAATTTCGTGTACGCTGCCTTTTCTATGGATTGCTCTGATTACTTCCCTCAATATGTTAATGTAGATAGCCATACCTATTTAGGAAATAATGCTGTCCGCTGTATGAAAAGGCTCTCAACAGGGTGGAAACCAGACGACTTTATGAACCTGCTGGTAGAACGTACCGGTGGAAAAGCAAAAGACCTTGAAGATGTGATGTGTGACTTTGTTCGCTTTGGTCAAAACTATGTACCTCGTGGTAATGGTACATTTGATCACGTATCTGCAGACCTGATGAATGCTTCAGGCTGGGAATCAGGATGGGAACAAAGACAAGGTACACCGCCAGAAAAGGGTGTACAACTCGATGAATTTATGGTATAATATACCTAATGAAACTTATAGGAGAAATATATGTCTGTAATGGATAGACTAAAGAAGAATTCGAAAATCAAGGGTACAGACATCCTTGCTAACTCGAAGATCTTCTCACAACAGGACTTTGCAAGTACGCCAGTCCCAATGATTAATGTGGCTCTATCAGGCGATCCTGATGGTGGTCTAGGCTCTGGGCTAACGGTCCTTGCTGGTCCATCAAAGCACTTTAAGACTTCATTTGCTTTGCTTATGGCAGCAGCATATATGAACAAGCACAAAGATGCTATTATGTTATTTTATGATTCAGAGTTTGGTTCACCTCAAACATACTTCGAATCATTTGGCATTGATACATCACGTATCTTGCATACACCTATCACTGATGTTGAAAAGCTTAAGTTTGATCTAGTATCTCAACTTGAAGCTATTGAGAAAGATGATCGTGTAATTATCGTAATCGATTCTATTGGTAACCTTGCTTCTAAGAAAGAATTAGAAGATGCTATTAATGAGAAATCAGTTGCTGATATGTCTCGTGCAAAAGCACTCAAAGGTTTGTTCCGTATGGTTACGCCATATCTTACAATGAAGAATATCCCTTTACTTGCTATCAATCATACTTACAAAGAGATTGGTTTGTTTCCAAAGGATATCGTTGGTGGTGGTACAGGTATTTACTATTCAGCTGATAACATCTGGATTCTTGGTCGTCAACAACAAAAGACTGGTACAGAGATTAAAGGTTATAACTTTATTATCAATGTTGAGAAATCACGTTTTGTTAAAGAGAAATCTAAGATTCCGGTATCCGTAACATGGGATGGTGGTATTGAACGTTACAGTGGTTTACTTGATATTGCAATGCATGGTAACTTTGTTGCTAAACCTTCTAATGGATGGTATTGTAGAGTTAATCAAGAAACTGGTGTCCTTGAAGATCCTAAATGCCGTGAGAAAGAAACACTGACTAAAGAGTTCTGGGAACCTATCTTCGCAGAAACTAATCTCAAAGAATACATTAAGTCACATTATACCATTGGATTAAAATCAATGCTTGGTGAAGATGTTGATGTATTTAGCGATGTACAATCGGAGACAACCAGTGTATAATGTAACCACAAATGATTATAAATTCGTTGAACGTGCTGATGACGACTTTTATACTGTTGAGCTTACTACCGGCGATTGGGCTGGTACTAAGTATCAATATGGTAAAGTAAGCGCTAAGATTGAAGAAATCAATGATGATGAAGATGGTATTGCAAGGCTAAACTTTATGTGGACGCTAATTGAAGGTGATGAAGATCTTGCCGAGAATCCTGCCTTTCAAGACTATATAGGTAAAGTATTGCAAAACATTTTAGAAGATGCTTTTGACAGTGGTAATTATAAGATAGGAAATGATGATGATAGCAAACGTACCGACAACGATTCTGCGGAACCTATTAACCAATGATGAGTTTACCCGTAAAACTATTCCTTTCTTAAAGAAAGAATATTTTGAGGGTGCACAGCGGTTCGTATTTGATGAAATATTAAAGTTTGTTAGTAAGTATAACAAACTGCCAACCCCTGAAGCGTTGTCTATTGAATTAGATAACGCTAATCTTCCTGAGCAAACACATATTCAAGCTCATGAAGTTGTAGATAGTATTAAGGAGTTCGTCCCAGATGATATGGGTTGGCTCCTTGAATCATGTGAAAAGTGGTGTCAGGATCGAGCAATCTATCTTGCCATCATGAAGTCGATTGAAATTATTGATGGTCGTGATGAGAAACAGACAAAGAATGCTTTGCCTGAAATCTTATCTGACGCTCTTGCTGTTTCATTCGATACTAACATCGGCCACGACTATGTCGGTAACGCTGATGCTCGGTATGACTTTTATCATACTGCTGAAGAAAAATTGCCTTTTGATCTTGATAAGTTTAATCTTATTACAAAAGGTGGTTTACCGAAGAAAAGCCTAAACATCGCCCTTGCTGGTACCGGTGTTGGTAAATCTTTATATATGTGTCACTGTGCTGCTGGTGCATTGACCGATGGTAAAAACGTTCTTTATCTGACCATGGAAATGTCAGAAGAAAGAATAGCTGAACGTATTGATGCTAACTTGTTTAACGTGCCTATTGATCAACTTGAAAATCTATCGAAAGATATGTTTCATAATAAAGTAAACAAGATCGCATCCAAGACTTCAGGCCAATTGATTATTAAAGAATATCCAACTGGTTCTGCGCATGTCGGCCATTTCCGTGCATTGCTCAATGAACTTAAACTCAAAAAAGACTTTGCACCGGATATTATATTTATTGATTACTTGAACATCTGTGCATCGTCTCGTATAAAAGGATTAAGTGGCGGTGTCAATACGTATTCCCTCATCAAATCTATTGCAGAAGAGATTCGCGGACTTGCAGTCGAATACAACGTGCCCGTTGTATCAGCGACTCAGACAACTAGAACAGGATATGGATCGAGTGATGTCGGTCTCGAAGACACGTCTGAGTCATTCGGATTACCTGCTACAGCCGATCTTATGTTTGCTCTCATCTCAAACGAAGAACTCGAAGGACTAAATCAAATACTTGTTAAGCAGCTTAAAAATCGTTATAATGATCCTGGTATTAACAAAAGATTTATAGTTGGAGTTGATAGGTCAAAGATGCGACTGTATGATGTAGAAGATTCTGCACAGAATATATCTGACGCGGGTCAAGATTCTGCGCCAATAAATACATTTGGTAACAGAGAAAAGAAAGATTATGGAGATTTTAAAGTA